AAGTCCGAGGCAAAATTGTGGGTAATGTCCTCCCACTGCTTGCCAGCGTCGGAATATTCGGCAGTGAACTTCAGCAGGCCCCGGTACGCGCCGTCAAGGGGGTCGGTGGAGACTTGCAGGAGCTTGAGCTTTTTCCAGTCCTCAATCAGTCTTGGCGGGATTTTCAGGGCTTCGTATTTTTTGGCCTGCTCTTCAATGAGCCGGATCTGCAACTCCAGATGATTTTCATACTTTCCGCCCAGTTCGCCCAGTTCCTTGTAAAAACTGAGCTGCCCCTCGGCCAGGCGGATGGCCTTTTCGGAGGCGGCGTTTTCCGCGTCGCGCAGGCTGACCTGTTTTTGCAGTTCGGCGGCCTTGCCCTTTTCCAACTCCAGGGCTTCGGCCTGGGATCGCGTCAGGGCGCCGCGCGCCACCTGCTTGTCCAGCTCCTCGCGCGTCTTGCTGAGGGTGGCCTGATATTGCTGCTCAATGCGGATTTTTGCCCGCGCCAGATCCTCGCCACGATCAAGATCAAGCTGCTGTTGCAGGCTGTCGATCTGCTGCCGGGTGCGCTCCAGCTCGCCGGTGTAGTCGGCCTGGGCAACGGCGGCGGCCCTGGCGGCGGCCGCGCCCCTTTTGCCAAGTTCGGCCAGCTTGTCGTCGTACACGGTCTCAACCCTGGCGAGGTCGGCCTTCAGGGCCGCCAGCGTGCCGGCGTTCGAGCCTTCCTCCCTGGCTGCGGCCATTTCCTCTTGTATGGCGCTGACAGCGGCGCTCTTTTCCTTTTCCAGATTGGCTTTCTTTCGCTCCACAGTGTCTTTCAGGGCTTTTTCCATGGCCGCACGGGCGTTGGCGCCGATTTTTTCCCGCCGGATGGCGCGCGCATCGGCGGCGGCCTGTCTGGCGGCCTGTTCCGCCTCGCCCTGTCTGACCACTTCCCGCCACTCGTCGGAGTATCCCTCTTCAATTTCCGGGTTGGTCAGCGAAAAACCGGCCTCGCGCCGCACGTCGGGAGATACGCCCCACTTGCGCAGCTTCTTGTCAATGCGGGCGTCATCGCGCACCCTGGCGATGCGGTTGTTAAAATCCTGCAAAACCTCGGTGATGACTTGCACCGTGAACACGGCCGGGCCGCTCTCAACAAGGCCGGCCTTGAATCGCTCCCACTCCGTTGACATGCGGTTGATGGAGCCCTGTGCCGTACTGGCGGCATTCTCGGCGGCCTTGCCGTATTTTTCCTCAAGGACTTCGGCCAGCCTTGGCAGCAATTCCTCGGCGGTCAGCTTGCCGTCGGCCATGAACCTGTCCAGCTCGGCGGTGGTCATGCCCATGGCCCTGGCTGCCATTTGGAACGCGCCGGGCAGGCGCTCGCCCAACTGTCCGCGCAATTCCTCGGCCTGCACCTTGCCCTTGCTGATCATCTGACCCAGGGCGACGAAGGTACCGTTGACCTGCTCCGTTGACAGCTGGAGGGCCGCGCCGGCGTTGGTCACGGCCCTGAAAATGTCGTTGAGCTGCGGGGCAAGCGCGGTGCCCTGCCCGGCGGCAAAGAAGGACTTGGCGGCCTCGGCTGTCTCCACGAACCTGAGGCCCACGCGGTCGGTCTGCTCATACACCGCTTGCAGTTGCGCCCCGGCCCCCGCCCCGAACACGGCCCTGTAGGACTGCTCCAGGCGCTGCATCCGGATCTGGGCGTCAAGACAGGCCTTGCCCGCGTAGAGGATAGCCGCGCCCCAGGCCAGGATAGCGACTCTTGAGGAGGCGATACCCTGCCCCAGGGAGGACACGGCCCCGCGCATATCGCCCATGCTCGCGCGCAGCCGCGCCACCTGCATGGCGGAGAGATTGGCGTCCGAGGCCAGCTGCCGGAAAGCCCGCTCCCGCGATACGTTCTGCATGCGGGCCACAAGCCTTTCCACCTGCGACGAGGCGGCATTGACGGCTATGCCCGTGTCCTGGAACGCGCTTTTCAGCTTCCGGGCATGGGCCAGGCTGGTGGCCCCGCTGAACCTGACAAGAGCGGCCGCGCCCCTGTTGGCGGACGCGCCTACCATGTTCAGCCGGGCATCCACCACCGCAAGATCTGTCGCGGCTTCCTGTGTGCCCTCAACGGCAAGCCGTATGGATAGATTCGTGGATGCCACTGTCACTTGCCCCTTTTCTGTTGTCTGGCCGCTTCAGCCAGCCAGGCCCGGTCCATGGCCCGGAACATCCCGGCCAGCCAGGGCTGCATGTCAATGCCGGACATGCGCGCCCAGGCGTCCATCTCTGCCCAGGAGAGGGGCAGCCAGGCAAGGCCCGTATGGCCGCGCCCGGATGCCAGCTCCCAGAACCACGCCCAGACAAGCTCGAACCCCTCGGGTATTTCCGGGGTTTCAAGGCCGAACAGTGCCAGCGCCTCGTCCGGGTCCAGCCCGGTCTGGGCCGCGTACTGTTCGGCATGGGCCAGCATGTCGCCCTGACCGCGCGCCGCCTGGGCGGTGACGGCGGCGGCCAGGGCGTCGGTCATTCCCCCAGGAACGAGCCCCGGTCCGAGCAGAACGCGTCGGCCTGCTCGCAGATCCAGGGGAAGCGGCTGTACAGCTCACGGGCGTTTTCAACGTTGCAGGGCAACTCCTGCCCGTCCACAACCACATGGCGCCAGCCCAGGGTGCAGCGGGCCAGTATCTCAATGGTGCCGGTCCTGACCTCGTCGGCTGTTACCCTGTGGCGCTGGCGGGTGCGCTTTTCGGCCAGGGCGTTGGCGGCCCTGCGCCACACTTTGGAATCCATGCCGGCCAGGGTCAGATAGACGCCCAGAGGCTCGCCCGTGCCCGGGCCGGTCAGTTCCAGCTCGGCCCCCTGTTCGCAGAGGGCGGCGGTATCCAGGCTGGCGAGGTCGATGACGGCAGATTTCTTGTCGGACATGCAAGGCTCCCTTAGGCTGCGGTGGTGAAGGTCAGGGTGGTCCGGTCACTGATGCCGGGCCAGGGGTTGCCGGCCATGTCGGTGATGGCCGTGGAATCAACCAGCACATGGTAGGCCGTGGCGGCGGCAAGCGGCGCGTCCAGTGTCGCGGTGACGGTGCCCCCGCCGATCCCGGCGTCGGCAATGGCAATGACACGCGTATCGCCAGCGCCGTCGCTGACGGTGATATTGCCCGTGCCCGCCCTGACGGGCTCGTCAAGGGTCAGGACAATGCGCGTATTCACACTGACATTCGTGGCGCCGTTGGCCGGACCTGAGGACAGCAGCGCGGGAGGCGTCGTGTCGGGCACGGCCACGGGCTTGCGCCGTATGATCATGTTGGTGCCCGATGTCTTGTCCAGCACGGCCGAAAACGGCATGCTGATGGAGATGGGGCCGTCCGCGTCCATGGGCAGGTCCGCGCCGGTGTAGCGGACATTGGGCAACACAATGTCATAGGCGTCGCCGTCCGGGCTGATCAACGAAAACTCCAGATTGGTGGGCGTTTCGTCGAGGAATTTGCCGATGAGCGCCGCGCTCTGGAAAAAGGCGGTCATGGTGCCCGTTACCGTGGAGCGGCCCCAGCTCACAAGGGGCGCGTCGCGCCGGAAGAGGACAAATTGCGGCTGGATGCCGTTGTCCAGGGACAATTCGATGCCCGTGACCACGGCAATGGTCTGCCCACCCTCTTTCAGCGCGCCGGTGTAGGAATCAAACTGGCGGCCGGTCAGGGAGGGCGCGGGGCTTGCGGCCAGGGGCGCGGCGGCCACCTCGCCGGACAGCCCGATAACGTCAAAGGAGCCGGTAAGCATGGCGTTGGGCTTGATGGAGAGCGACAGCTTGTTTAAAAAGCATCCCCGGTAGCGCACATACTGGCCGATATCGCCGAAGCGGCGCTCAATGGTGTATGAGCGCTCCTCAACGCCGCACCTGAGGACGTCATTTGTCCATGTGCCGGCCAGGCATCCTTCCAGCAGCTCGTCGAACTCCCCGAAAGACAGTTCCAGGCCGATGGAGCCGGCCACCTTGTCCGTGCCGGTGCGCACGTCGCTGATCTGGCGGTCGGACCGCTTTTCCTCGCTGGCGAAGGAATCGCGGGAAAGATTGAGGTTGCATGATGTGTGGCGCAGGCTTTTCATGGCCGGGCTGACCGGCGTGACACCGTGCGTCTCCTCCTGGACATAGGCAAGGCCGTGCCTTGCCGCGTTGGCTATTCTGCCCATGATCAGGCTCCTTTATGGGTTATTCGGGAAAAGCATGGCGCAAAAGGGCATGCGGGCCGTCACATGGACGCGCGCGCCGTCCGGCCGGATGGCAAGCGCCTGGGGCGCCGCAAAGACAGCCTCCCCGCATCCTTCCGCGCTGTCGCAATCCACGCCGCGGCCGCGCGGGAAGAGGGCGGCAACCTGCCGTGCCAGGGCCACGGCGTCGCTGTCACCCGCTCCGGCCAGGGTCACGGCGGTGATTTCCAGGCTGCCGTCAATGCGGGTGGGGGCATGCGCGCCGCAGGCCGCGGCCCGCTCCTCCTCGTAAACAATGCGGCCCCGCAGATGCGGCCCGGCCGGGGGCGCAAAGGTTTCGCCCTCCCAGCCCAGGGGCAGGGCCAGGGCCCCGGCGACCTCCAGAGCGGCGGCTTTCAGCACCTCGTGAAGGGTCATGCGACCCCCATGATGATGCGCTGCTCCCAGGTGACGCCCCAGGCCCACACGCCGCGCGCGTCCATGTCGTCATCTTCCACGGGGGCAAGGCCCGTACAACGCGCGGGGCTTACGCCCGTCAGGCCAAAGCTGTTGCCGTGCAGCGCCAGGGCGACCTTTTCGGCGAGAGCCAGCCCGTCAGACTCGCGCGCGGTCTTGTTTTTGCGGCCGTGAACCACTATCAGGGCGGCAAGGCTGCCCTGAAGGTCAAAATCCAAAGAATCCTCGGACGCGACATTGACCGAGGAAAGAGCCATGACAAAGATGGCGCCCGCGCCGATGGGTTCACGCAGGATTGAGGTCGCGTCAGTCGCTCCGGCAATGCCCTCCACGCGCATGTCGGGCAACGCCGCCTTGAGGAGCGCCACAGCGGCGTCTCTGGTTTGCGTCAGGCCCGGCATTACCAGCACCCCCAATCCTTGCGCCCGCAGTCAATGTCCACGCCGCCGGACGCGGTTTCCGGCGCTGCCCCCGCACAGGGCAGGGACGCCGCGCCCGAAGCCACGTCATGCAGCCACGCCACGGTTGATTTGTAACGCGCCAGTATGGGGTCCTTTTCCGTCAGATCGCCGCTGGTCAGGCGGTAGCGCACGATGTCGCCCACGGCCATCATGACCACATGCGGCACGGGCTCCGCCAGGGGCACGGCGTAACGGGAGGCCAGATAGCTGTCCACTTCGGAGCAGGCATAGCCGATGGCTCTTTCCAGGGCCTCGGCGTCCAGTTCTTCGCTGTCTCCGTGAGTGGACAAGAGGGCCATTTCCCGCCCGCCGAACAGGGCCGTGAGTTCTTCAACCGTGGCGTAACCCATTGTCTCTCCTACACAAGCCAGGACGAAACCACGATGGTGGCGGCCTTGTACCAGATATTGGAGGCTCCGGCGTCGTCGCGCTCGGCCTCAATGACCTTGCGGGCCGCCGCCTGATGCACCGGGGGCACTACCAGCAGTGTGCCGGCTGCACCGCCCATGCCCAGGCCCAGCGGACGCCCGCCGTCAGCCAGATGCGACTGCATGAGGGTCAGGGCCTTTTCAAAGCTGGCGACGTTAAGCGCCTCGGTGCAGCAAACCGCCTGCTGCCAAAAACCATAGCCGCCGTTGCAGCGGTAGCGGATGCCGAAAGGATACTCGTCGTTGTTGAATACCGTATCGTTGACGGTGCTGGTGATGGCTTCCAGTTCCGGCAAGGTGCGCTGCTGGAAGATGAACGGCTTCAGGGGCCGAGAGACGTCCAGCAGATACCAGGCGGGCGAAGGATCACTGCCCTGAGCGATCAGGTTGGAGGCGCTGACCGCACTACCCGTGCCGTCCACATTGGGATAGACCGGATGATCGACGGCAAAGAATTTCTTGCCGTCATAACAGTCGTTGGCGGTGCCGTCCTTGAGCAGGCCAAAGACGATTTCATCCGGATGCGTGGCCGCCGCGTACCCCATTTCGGCAAAAAGCGGGGTGTATACGCCAAGACTGTCATCCTCAAAGGCCGTGCGCGGAATTTTGACCGAGGCTTCGTATTTCTTGTTGACCACGGTATAGCCGTGTTCCTTGATGTCCTTGTATACGCGCGCTCCCACCCATTCCTGGAGTTTTGGAAACTGCCCCAGCCAGCCGTAGGTATTGGAGGCGTTGCCGGACGGCACCAGGGTCGCCACACGCGCCCATTGCGTGGGCGCTTTGGACTTGGCCTCCTCAAAGACGCGGCTGTAAGTGGTTTTCAGGGCGGAAAGCAGCGGTGCGGTGATGACGGCCATTATTCGGACTCCTTCTTTTTCTGCTCCAGAAAATCATTTTCGCTGACGCCAGTCTGGGCGCAGGCGTAGCGCTCCTCATCCGTCAGGGCGGCATGCTCTTCTTTGGGGGTGCCCTGTCCTGTCTGCATGCCCTTGAGGGCCGCCATGGGCACGGCGCTTTTGATGTAGGCGCGCAGGTTGTCGGGATGAGTTTTGGCCGTATTCCTGGCCCAGGCCTCGCAGGACTTGGGCAGACGCCCGTCGTTGAGCGCGGCCTGGAT